CCCCCTTGGGCCTACGTCCACGATATGAGAACAAGATCACGAATCGAACCAACTGAACCTACAAATGAAGATCCAAACACAGTATTAACAGTCTTTCGGAATAGTTTCCAGGCCGACCCCGATTACGGGGATTGGTATGGCTATCCGTCAGAACTTGATTATATTGTGCAAGGGTCTCCTATAGGAACTGGTGGACCGTTCGGTATCGAGTCAGCCATGGCTGACGAAGTTCTCAAGGGCTACGGAATTAAAAACGTAGACCATGTCGTGCGCCATCTACCGCGCTGGCCTCGAATTCCTTCGCACTACGACCCAAAAGGCGTGTTGCATTGGAAAACGTCGCTCTACGCAGAGTGGCAATATGCGGGTAATTGGTTATACACCAATAGCCCTGTTCCTTGGCTTTTACTTCAGCGCGATGCCCAGAATTTGGGTGCGCATGATTTAAAGGTCATGGATGTTGAACAACAATGTCCTATATCTCCATTGGACGATAAACTCGGGTCCCTACCAGCTAAAGTATTGAAGAGGATCGAACAGATCCATTCTTCTACTATACTGTATGAGGCTCGTGAATTACCGGCCCTTTTCAAGCTCTTTCGAGGGCGTGGAAAGCTCATGGATTCATTGGACACACTACTAAGGATGCCCCAGTTGCTCGTAAAGAAACCCGGCGGAGCGCGCAAGCGCTTCCTTGAGGCTCTTCGGGAGGGCATCCTGTCACAACAGTACGGCATTGCGCCTACTATTCGTGATATCAAATCAGTACATGACGAGATTCTTGGCAAAGGGCATAAGCCCCGCGCTTCTGAATTCTCGGTGACCTCTGTCGGACATAAGGAACGGCTCCAACAATACAAGCCCGGTGGACAAGATGTTAAGGGTGACTACTCTATGATGTACCATAATGGTACCGTCAGAGAGCAGCAAATCCGACATCGCGTTGACGGGGTTCGCGTTATTGACCGTAGACCTCCTTTTTACAACGAGAGTTTTAAAAAGGCCGCAGAACTCATCGACACCTGGGTCGGTCGTAATCCCTTAGGACTAGCATGGGAGATTCTCCCATTTAGTTTTATGGTTGACTGGTTCCTGAGTGTTGATGATGTATTGGACACGGTCTTCCTGAATAGTCAGAATGACCTCGAATGTTCCTACTGGACATCGACGAAAACTGCAGTGTTACAGAGTTTTGACCTCGAAATTTGTAAGGAGATCTATGGACATCAGTCCATAGGCCGCCAATACAAATGGGAAAGGCCAAACAGTGGCTCTGTAAATCGCTATGCTTCGCGATACATACGTAGCAAAAGGGAGCAGCCTAGCCCCCTTGATTCAGTGCGAATAAGAGGAGTTACAGGAAAGAACTTGTTCTTAACCTGCCTCGTCGCATTAGGCCTCACCTCAGGGAGATCCTGAGATCGACAACGACTACCTAGCGGTAGTCCTTAACAACATGACAGACGATATCAATATCACGCCCATCGTGGCTGCTAACATTACGGGTGATGACTTGGGCTCAGCCCAAGCTTTCGCTCGTATTGCTTCAGCCAATCCGAAGGAATCGGTTCGGTGTAACACCTCTATTGGTGGCACCTCTCCGACTAATCTTCGGATCGCACATCAGCCGATCACGGCGAAGAATCCAGTAATGCGTTCTTTGAACGCTATGGATCAGACGCTCGCTCGTGTGGATTCGCAAAGCAATACGATTGGTTTCTCGCAACATAGTTGCAAGCTCCAATCCGAACGCAATGCGACCACAACTGAGGCTGAGTATCTCGCGACCTGGTATCAGTTGATTGGCCATGCTATGGCTAACAACGGTGCCGGGCTCAAGGCTATGTATCGCGGAGAGACTTAATATCTCTCTTAAAACATAGGACCTATGTTGTTGTCGAGGCTAGTATAAACTAAGGTATCATATGAATAAGGTAATTATATCATTGTTTGGGTGCCTGTGCCACGACCTCGGGGTGCAATTACTTCCTCCTCTCACTGAGGATGTTGTAATGGAGCTAGGAACTTTGAAAAATAGGTTCCTCTCTCTACTCGAGACGCGTGATCGTTACACTAGTTGGTTAACGCTCTGTGATTATCACAGATGGGTTAGAGATTTCTCAAAGCTGTTTAAGGTCACTAATCATGACCTGTTCAGACTTTGGGATATGGATAATCCTCTGTATGTCGCTAGGGTATATCAGCTATTGAGCTTCACGCTCAAAATAGAAATGCCTGTTACTAACAAACATGAAGAAGACTATGTGTCGTCTTTCAAGAAGAACGAAGATGATACTCGTGCTTGGCATTGGGATAGGAATAATCCTGTCTCACGTCTCGCTGCGAGAATTATTCGTCGTTCTACGATGGGTTCTTGGTCCTTGAGCCATGAATCGCTGACTTCACCCAAGAAGATTCTAGGTGTTACTTTTGGTGACACCCTCGATCTCTCCTGGGAGAATATCGCGCGGTTCGGACGCCACGGACCTGGAGCTACCTACGGCAAGGAATCCGGTTCTGACAAGAACTGGTTTAATTGCTATTATGATCAGTTGGAGCGCGCTTTTCCGTATGAAGGCTTTTTCGCCAACACGCGGATCTGGCAGCACTTCGCAGAGCACAATAATAACTCTCTCCGTGAGGAGCGTTTTATTACTGCTCGATTGACACTCGTCCCGAAGACCGTCAAAGGTCCTCGCGGCGTTTTTATCAGCCCTAAGGAAGCTATCTTCTGCCAGATTGGCATTGATGGCTGCTTGAAGGACTGGATACGTCGATCCTGGTTAGGTATTAGTTACAAGACGACCGATCAGTTCCCGTCGCGTAATGCGGCGCTCACTGGTTCGGCTACACGAGAAGTATGCACACTCGATCTTAAAGATGCGAGTGATCGTATACCTCTCGAATTAGTGGCACATCTGTTCCATCGGCAAGATTATCTTGCGTTGGCATGTACACGGCCTTCGTATGTCGATCTCCCTTCGGGAGAAAGACACAAGTTGGCTATGTTCTCACCTATGGGTGATGGCAAGACCTTCCCGGTCCTATCCATCATCTGTACAGTACTGTCTGTTGCGGCCATGTTAGTTAAAGATGGCTGCCTACCTACAGACTCCTTAAAGTTGTCTACTTTAAGGAGATACGCTCGCATGGTCACTGTGTTTGGGGACGATATTATTGTCCCGACACAGTACCGTGAAGCAGTTAGTACCGCCCTGGAGGCTCACAACCTTCGGGTCAATCAGTCCAAATCGTTCTCTGCTGGCTACTTCCGCGAAAGCTGTGGCATGGATGCTTATAATGGCATCTGCGTCACTCCACTTAAGCTGAAGCGGGTATCTATGAATGCGGAAGACTTCCCCTCATGGGTCGGTCTTCATAACTACGCATATCTGAAATATCCCGAGCTGAAGAGAACTATTGCAGAACTCCGTTGCTTGATTGAACGGCGCTGGCCCGACTGTGGACACACTACAGATGCCGAGAGGCAGCCTTGGTGTATCTTAGTCGATAGGGATGAGATGAACAGAATCCAACTCGGATTCGTCTGGTTAGGAACCGTAGGGCTCTTTATCCAGGGACCGTCATACCCGGAAGGGTATGGTATCCGTCGTCGCACCCCGAGATACCGCTACAATGCGGATCTTCAGCGATATGAGCAGTTCTGCCTGACTGGAGTCGACATCGACAAGATGCCGGCTTCTCTTGATCCCAGGTGGGATCTGAACTATGCGCTGTTCCCAAAAGACGGCAGGAACGAGGACACGGAAGATACGATGGCGCTTTATGTTCGGCTATCCGGACTAAAGCACCTAAGTGGTCGTAAGACCATCTTAGGCTCACCGTACTCTCGTGCCTTCGAACGCCGCCTTCTTAAGGGTACGCGCTGGGAAGTCAGGGATGTAAGGAAACCTAAGGTATTGGTTTCCTGGTGCGAAGTA